GCAAATCCGCCGCGATGCTGGCGATCACGCCTTTCATCAAGCTTTGGAAATCCAGCGCTGCCTTCCCGCCCGCGGCAAAGGCGTTCACCAGGCCGGTGCCGATCCGGTCCAGCGCGTTTTCGCCGATCTGCGCCAGCGCATCGCGCGATCGGCGGGCGAATTGTTCCGCTTGGCGCGCGGCCTGTTCCTGCGCTTCACGCGCGGCGCGGGCGGCAGGGTCCAGCGCGGCCACGGCGCGGTTGTATTGTTCCTGGGTGATGCGCGCGGCGCCAAGCGCGGCATCAAGGGCAAGCAGCTGCTGAGCGTAGCGTTCCTGTTCCGTGGCCGCGCTGCTGGCCAGCGAAATGCCAGATTGCACCAGGCGCTGGTATTCGCGTTCGGCTTCGCTGAGTTCAGCCCGGGCGGAACGGGCTTCGCGCGTGGCGCGCGTGGCTTCGGGCTGGTTCAGAACGGAACCGACATTTTCCTGCGATGCCACATATTGGCCAGCGATTTGCTGACGATCACGTTCCAACCGCGCTATCACTTCTTCCCGGCGCGCCATTTCTGCGCGCAGGCGCTGAATTTCCGGGCTGGATTCTGCCCTTTCCCTGGTTCTGGCGATTTCGCGCTGGAGTATTTCTTCACTATCGGGCGACAAGGCCGCGCCACCAAGGCCACGCCGCGCGGCGCTAATGCGCCCTTCCGTCAAACCAATACGGCGATCAATTTCACCTTGGATACTAGTGATTTCACCGCGCAGCGTTTCTTGCGAAAGCGCCACCTGCGCTTGCCGCGCAAAAATGGCCTCACCAGCCAAGCGCGCAGTCTTTTGGGCCGCCGTTTCCATAAGCTGGCTGTATTCTTTGAGAAGGCCATTTGCCTTATCGAGTTCAGCCGAATTATCACGATAACGGCCTGTCAGTTTATCAAATGTATCGCTGAATGCCTTAGTGATCGAATCCCAATTCTTGAAAATTTCATAGGCAGCAAAAGCCGCTGTTGCCACAATACCAATCGTACCAGCCAAACCCGCACCACCACGCAGCGCCCCAGCAAGCTGCACGGTTGAATTAGCCAGGCTCTCAAATTGGCGCTGTGTCGCAGCCAGATCACCATTGATCTGCCCAAGCCCAGCACGCAGGGCATTGCCCGCCTGGCCGACCGCAGCCACGCCCCGGCTGGCAGCCTGCCCGCCCGTTTCCAGCTTGCGCATGGCGGTATCGCCCGCCTGGCCAAGCTGTTCCAGTTGCGCGCGCGCTTCCTGCGCGCCTTCAAAGGAAAGCCGGATGGAAAGGCGCTGATCTGCGGAACCGCTCATGCCAACCTTCCTGCTATTGCTGCATTCACTTCACGTTTCACCGCCTGCTTCGCGGCTGCCGCCGGGCCAGCAATGTCCAATAGTTTCCGCCCGGCCACCTGGCGACGCAGCGCGAAAAGCGGCAACGGCTTTTTCTGATCCGGCGCGACAAACACCGCCGTCAGGCCTTCGCCCTTTTTCGCTTTCATGATCACGATGCGGCGGCCTTCGATCGGCGCATTGCGCCCCTTGGGCTTCGCCTTGGCTACGCGCGGGCCGCGCTTGCCATGCTTGGCGGAAACCACCACCGCGCGCAGCCTTTTGGCGGCTTCATCAATTTCGGAAACCTTGCGCAGCGCGCCCGCCGGCACCGTGCCGCCCTTGCGGCTTTTGCGCGAATAACCCAACCCCAAATGCAGCGCGGCCTTCAGGGCAATTACCACATATTGCTTGCGCCCGGCGCGCATGATGCGGTTTTCATCAAAGGCGCGGTGCAGGATGGTGCTTTTGGAATACACCACCGCCGCCGGGTCCAGATTCAGCTTCGATCGGCGCTTGGGGAATTTGTCCAAGCGCCAGGCCTTTTCCAGCCCTTCGCCAAGATTGGCGCGGCGCACCTGGGCGCGCAGCTCCGCCTGCAGCACTTCACCCGTGCGGTGAATGCCATCGCGCAAACCAGACGCGAGAATTTCCTGGCGCTGCTTGATTTCATCGGAAATAAGCTTGTCCACCTTGGCCAGGATTCTCATTCACCACCCCTTCGCCGTTTCTTCGCCGCTTCCAGTTCCGCCTCGATCCCGCCTAGCGTGCGGAAGGCATCGAAAACCCAGGCCGCCTGGTCCGCCACACCGCCCGCATCCGGCCAGGTGGCATAACCACCCATGCCGGCACGGCAGGCGAACCAAAGCTGCACAAATTCAATGAAGGCCCGCGGCGTGGTGATGCGCGGGTTTTCTGCCACTTCTTCATCGCCGATCAGAAACGCGCCCCCATCGGAAGCGTATCGGCCTTCGCCAGCGCCAATGCCGTGAAGTGCGGCAAGGGCGCCCCTTAGTTTTTTTCCTGCGCCTTGGTTACCTGCATCAGGTCAATCGCGGCACCGGCGATGATGGAAAGGTCTTCTTCGCCGCATTCTTCCAGCGATTCATCCGGCACCAGGCCGCGCACGCGCTGGAAGGGGGGCAGCAGGTCAGATTGCCAGCCGCGCAGCGCGTGCCGCGCGGTGACCAGCGGCATCAGCGAAAACCAGCGCACTTGGTCCGCCAACATGGCGGCATAGGCGGGCACCGCGCGCGCGGCGGATTCCATGACGCGCAGCGCATCTTCATCGGCCTTGGCCATGGGTTCCGCGCCATCAACCTGCGCCGCTTCAGCGCGGGCAATCACGGCCAGCAAATCCGCCAGGTTATCCGGCGCCAATTCCTTCATGGCGCTGGCCAGGCCTTCCAGAAGCTCTGCCCGCATGGGCAGGCGGCAGCCTTCACGCGCCATATCCGCACGATACGCCGCGCGTTCGCGGATGGTGAGCGGTGCCACTTCATAAATGCCGCGCTTGCCATCCACCTTGCGGATGGATCGGCGGGACAAAACGGGTTCTTCGGTTTTCATGGGAATCCCTTGTCGGAGGGGTTTGGGGTGGCGCAGGGGCCGACACCCCTGCGCCTGGTGCAACGCGCGCCGCGCCGGCAGAAAACGCAGCGCGCGCGGCCTTGTTCCGCTGTCGGACGGAACCGGATTAGAAGGCGGTCAAGAACACAGGGCTATCAGCGCCATCGGCCTGGAAGCCGATGCTATCCACAGCCAGGCTGCCGCGATCACCAGGGTTCATGGCCGTGGCGCGGATGGAAGGCAGCACCACCGCAAAGCGATTCCCCGCCGTGCTGCCCAGAATGGCGCCCAGGATCATGTTGGTGCCGTTGCGGAAGTTATTGAAGCGGCTGACGGACACCGTGGTATCCATCAGCGGGTCCAAGCTGCCCGCCACATCACGTTCCACCGGCACGGCCGGATCATAGCCTTCCAGCGCTTCCGGGTTTTCCGGCAGCACCGTGGCCACACCGGCCTGCACTGAAAGCGCGCGCACGCGGGCGATCGCGCCATTCATGCGGCAGGCCCCGGCCACAAAGCGCGGCGCGGTTGGGCGGATAACCGTATTCCAGCCTGTGGGCAGCGCGGTCGCGCTGTAATCCAGGAAGGTGCCCACCAGATCAAAGGAAAGCTGGCCAATGCCGCCTGTGGTCAGGTCCAGGGACCAGGTGCCCAGGCAGCCCGTGAAACGCCAGCGCATGCCATCCGCAAAGAAGTAGATGGTGCAGGTCTTGAATACCGCTTCATCGGAAGTCGGGCTGTAGCGCTGATTGATGAGGATTTGCGCGGTTTGCGTAGTGGTGAAGGTGGTGCTGACCGTGTGGATCAGCGAAGCCACGCGGCCTGTGGTGTAATCCGCAATGGCACTCAGCGCGGGCTGGTCGCCCGTGATGGCACCAAGCGCCAGCGGCATCCCGCGATATTGCTGCGCCGTGGTGCCGAAGGTGGCGCCGAGCGTCACGGCGGAAGCACCGCCAGCCGTCAAGGCAAGCGGGCTGGCGGGCACGGCGGCGGCCGTGAGTGTTTCCTGCATGGTGGCGCATTGCATCAAGCGGCCCCATTCCGGTGCCGTGCCAGCCGTGCCGGAACCACGCAGCGGCATGGTCAGGCGCAGCCGCGGGCGCAGGCCGCCCACAATGGCGGGCGCGCGGTCCAGGCTGCCTGTCATTTCATTGTTGGGCACCGCCGTCTGGTCGAACTGCACCTGGCAATCCGCGCCGATCCAATCCACATTGGCCGGCGTGCCGGCAATGGCATCCGTCCCGGGCGTGGTTTCAATTTTTACCGCAACGGCAGCAAAGCGCAGCCGCACCAGATTCGTGCTCATGCTTTATCCTTTCAAGCTTATGGAGCGTAGGGGCTGCCTGCTGGCGTCATCGCCACGGCTTCGAAACTTGCGTTGAATTCACCCGCCGGGGCGGCGGATTCTTCCGTGCTGTAAAGTTCAAATTCCGCGCCGGTGATGTTCGGCTGGATGGTGGCCGGGCCCAAATCATAATCCTGCAGCGCGGCCACCAGGCGCGCATGCAGCGCGGAAAGCGCTTGTTCGGCCGCCAGATCAGTCGCGGCGGTGATGTAGCCCGCCACGGTAAAGCCAATGCGCCATTGGCATTCACCGAAGGAGATATCTTCATCGGCATCCATGCCGGTGCCGGTGATAATCACGGCAGGGCATTGGCGCGGGTCCAGGGGCGCGCGATGCGCGCGCAGCACCGTCACGCCGGAAAGCTCTGCCTTCAGCCGCGCGGCTACGGCGGCCAGCACGGCTTCACGAATGGGGGTGGGCATCAGGATGCCTCCGCCAGCATCAGGCGCCAAGCCAGGCGCAGATCGTCACGTTCCGCTGATTCCACGCGGAAGGTCTCATCACCCATCACCAGCAGATCGCCGGGCGAAGGCTGCGTGGGCACATCGGCCACCAGCATATCCACCACGCAGGCGGGCTGCAGGCTACCCATACCACCAGCCGGGCCAAAGGCTGGCGCGATAGGCGCTGAGCGGATCACGCGCAGCGCCTGGCCGGGCCCGGCGCCGCCGGCGTAATAGGTTGCCGCTTCGGACAGGTTTTGATCCGCATGCAACACGGCGGCTGCGGCGGAAAATACGTTTGACATGGAGAAGCCCGGGGCGGGCTATGCCGCCCCGGTTCAGCCTTAGGCAGCCGTAGCGTTCGGGCGGCCCAAGCGCACCAGGATTTCCGTGGCACCAGAAGCATAGTTGCCCGGCCCAACCGCCCAGCCAATGCAGTTATTGCTGGTCGTTGTGGTGGTCACGTTGCCGTTGGTATTGTCCCAGAACACCCGCACACCTTCATTGATGGCGCCGCTTGCCTTGGGCAAACGGAACACGCCTTCGGTCATGATGGCGACAGGCGCGCCAGACGCGGCGGAATGCACTGCCACGCCAAACATCAAGCCGACCAACACGCCAGCGCCGGAAGCCACCGTAGCCGGCGCCGTAACGGTGATCACATCAGAATCACCCACCTTGTTCGTAGCCATGGGATAAACCCCTTTCGATCGAATGAATGGAAGGAAAAGCGGGCGGCATTTCAGCCACCCGCATCAAATCAGCCCAGGTTCGCGGCCATGGCGCGCGGCTGCACCGCCGCCGCGCCGAAATCAAACACCACGCGGAAGGTCATGCCGCTGTAGCGGATGTCTTCGGCGCTGGTGATGGTGGGCGCGCGCTGGCCTTGGAGATAGGCGATTTCCACGCCGCGAATATCGCCGCGGCACAGGTAGTAGGGATCATTCCCGGTATCCAGGAAGGGCTCCATGACCAGTGAAGTGCTGGTGCGGTAAGCATCGGGCAGAACCGCGCCAGTCGCGGTCGGCACAATGCGGTTGCCCAGCAGCTCCAGCGCCGTGTCTTCTTCATCCGGGCCGACCAGCAGCACCATGGAAGAAGGCGGCGGCAGCGGCGCGGCGCTTTCACCCGCGCGGGCCGGGCTGGTTTGCTTCGTCAGCAGCGCGCGCAGCTCAGCGAAGGTGCTGGCGCCCAGATTGCCCGCGGTGCCGAGGTTATTCCGGCCTGCCGCGAACAGCGCCGTGGAGCCACCCGCCGGCCAGTTGGCATTGGCGGTCAGAATGCCGAACACCACGCGGCGCAGCGCCGTGTAGCCAGCCAAGGCCGCGCCCGAAAGCACATCCTGGAAGGCGCGCGTGTCGTCATTCACCAGCGCCTGGCGCGTCAGCGCCACCAGGCGGCCGCGTTCCTGCACCGCATAGGTCTGGCCTTCTTCCGCGATCGAGCCATAGGTATAGGGCGCGCCTTCAGAAATGGCGGCCACTTCCGGGAATTGGCCCGCGAAAGCAGAAGTGATGGTTTTGAAATCCGCCACATCAACTTCACGCGTCCAGGAAGCCCAGGTGTTCGGGTATTGGCCGAACAGACCCTGCACAGATTTATTTGCGGAATTGACAAGGATCAGCGGGAAGTCGCTGGTGGAATGCTGCGCGTTGATCCGCCCGGACAAAACCATTTCCGCCAGATCGGCGCCGGACATGCGATGCACGTCCTTCACACCATTAGCCACCGCGATTTCACGCATCAGGCCATGGAAACCCATATTGGCGAATTCGCGGCTTTCCGCCGGCGGCGCTTGGTTGGAAAGCTGCGCGGAAAGCGCACCAGTCCAGCGGGCGCGCAGCGTATCGCGTTCATCACGGATCACGCTGGCCACGGCGGAATTCGGCATGATCGGGGCGGGGCTGCGCGCCGCCACCGCTTCAAGCGCGGCTTCAAGCGCCGCTTCGCGCGTGGCGCCGCGTTCAATCTGCGTCAACGCAAACTCAGCCGGCAGGCCGTTGCGTTCGGCAATGCCGCGCACTTCAGCAATGGAAGCCGCCGCCGGCGCAACCGGGGCAGCAGATTGAGCCGGGGAATTCCCGCCGGCCTGGGCAATGATATCGGTCATGCCGATCTCCTTGGCTTGTGCCAGCGGGATTGCTGGCGGGTTTTGAACTTCCGGCGCCGCTACGGGCACCGCATCGCGCGCCGCGCGCACCAACCCGCAAAAGGCTGCGGGCGCGGCGGCGTAACGATTTGGGTCAAGCGCCGCGAAGGCGCGAATTTCTGCGGGTTCCGCCGTTTCACTGGCGAAGCCTTCCGCCACGGCCATATCCGCATCAAACCAGGTTTCCGCGCGCATCAACGCGGCCACGGTTTCTTCATCCTTCCCGGATTTCCCGGCATAGGTGCGGCGATAAGCGCTGCTGATCTGGTCCAGCACATCGGCCTGCTGGCGCATGGTTTCCGCATCACCCAGCGCGCCGCCCCAGGCTTCATGGATCATCAGGAAGGCATTGCCCGGCATTACAATCCGGTCGCCCGCCATGGCGATCAGGCTGGCCGCTGATGCGGCGATGCCTTCCACAATCACCGTCTTGGGCCCGGCATGGCGCGCCAGCATGTTGTGGATTGCGATGCCCGCCAAAGCATCACCGCCATAGGAATTGATGGAAATGGTCAACGGTTGATTGGCGGAGAGTTTTTTCAGTTCTGCCGCCACACCTGCGGGCGTAATGTCCAACCCCACATCACCCAACAGCGAAAGCACCGCAGCCTGTTCGGCCGCAGTGCGCATTTGCACTGGCATGGAAGCCCCCTTTAAGCGTTTGTGGCCGCAAGCCCCGTGGCTGCGATTTCAATGGCGGAATTCACCGCCGCATCCTGCGCGCCGCCGGAAGCATTGGCGCGGCGCGGGTCAGCATCCAGGATCAAGCCCAAATCATCATGCAGGGCGTTATCATCGGCGATTTGCTGCGCGATGGTTGTGGGGTCATAGCCCTGTTCTGTCACTGCCTGGCGCCAGGTCTTCAGGCCCATGCGGATCATGGCTTTGGTCGCCAGCGCATCTTTCATGGGGTCCACAAATTCGAAAACAGGCGGGCCCCAGGCCACCGGATAGGCGTGCTGCGTGGGCGGCAGCGCACCGGAACCCAGCGCAGAGGCCACCCAGGCCCGCCAGATGGGTTCGCACATGCCAGGGATCAGCAAATGCCACTGGTCTTGTTCAAGCTGGCGCTTGAAGGCCAGCCGCCCAGCGCGGAGCGATGAATAATTGGCACCCGAAAGATCACCCGTCAGCAAATCATAGGTCAGGCCATAGGCCGCCGCGATGGCGTGCAGCTGGTGCTTGGCCAATTCATTGAAGCCGCCCACACCCGATGGCGTGGCGAAGGAAACATCTTCACCGGGCAGCAGCCGTTCAATCATGCCAGGCGAAAAGGTTTTCAGCGCATCGCCGGTTTCAACATCAGTGCCTTCCAGCGGGCCGCGCCCAGGCGCGGCGTCACTGGTGATGAAGGCCGCCAGGCACGCTTGCACCTTGGCCTGCTGCAGCGCCGCATCTTCCAATTCATCCAAAGCCATCAGGCGGGTGATGATGGGCGCTGCCACCGGCACACCGCGCACCTGGCCGGGGCGCGTGGCCTTGAACAGGTGGATGATATCGGCAGCCGGCACGCGGCGGCGCAGCATGGTGCCTCGGCCAAAGGTGGCAGCTTCGCCGGGGTGCCGCTCAAACAACCAATAAGCCACCGGCGCGCCCATGGCGTTATATTCCACGCCATTCGCAATCAGGTTGTCTTCCGGCCGGCGCCGTTCTTCATTGTAGGTTTCATCCAGCAAATCAGGTTCCAGCACCTGCAGCGCGAGCGGTACATTCAAGCCCCGCCGACGCTGTTCGGCAGGCGCCAAGCGGATCAACTGGATCAGCACTTCACCAGCTTCAGCGCGCGTGCGGGCGGCCAGCGCTTGCAACCCGTAAAAATCCATCTGCCCCGTAATGTCGCACCGCGCGGACCATGCTTCAAAGGCGGCATCCACCGCCGCATTCACCGCATTGATTTCGTCGCGTTCGTCGCGCGTTGCCATGGGCACGGCAGATCGCGGCGTGATGCCGGTGCCGATCTGGTAGCCGATCAGCGTATCCAGCGCCGATGCAGCCCAGGCATTGTTGCGCACCAGGTCGCGTGACCGGTCGCGCAGCATCTTCAAGCCTTCCTGCACTTCGGCGCGCGGGCCGTTCGCGCTGGAAAGCCGCCCCATGCGGCGGGACCGGCGCGCACCATCATAAGCCGCCTGGATGCCCTGAAGCGCCAGGCGCGCGCGCGCACGGCGCAGCGCGGCTTCCGGCGCAAGGCTGGCAAGCAGGCGGTCAAACCACATGGCGGGTCAGTCCCTTCTGAAAGCTGAAAGCGTGGTGCGGTTCATCGGCACGGAAAGTTCGCGGCGCAGCGCGGCGATGGCTTGGCTCATTTCCGTGATGCTGCGATATTTCACTGTTCGGCCATCGGAAAAACGCACTTCCATCACCGCGCCGTTCTGCGCCATGGCAGCGGTCAGCGCGTCAATATCGGCTTGCGTTGCCATAGTGAACCTTTCAAATCCAGTCTGATCGGCGTTCAAACCAGCCGCCGCTTCGGGGGGGCGGGGCGGGTTTTGGTTGTGGTGGCGGCGCTGGTTCCACAGCGGCCAAGGTCTTCAAATCGGGCTGCCAAAGGGCGGCCATATCAGCCTGGGCGTCTTCGGGTTTACCCAAGCGTTCCGCGATCAGCTTTTCCCAATGCGCGTCAGTTAAATTCGCGGTTTCATGCCGGGCCAAGGCGCGGGCATAAACGGCGATATCCCATTGCTCGTTGCGGGGCCGCACCTTGCGCCATTCGCGCCTGGTGAAGCCCGCCCGGTTGCCGATTTCCACACAGGCTTCGGCGGTGATCTGTTCGAAAAACCCCAGGTCCAGGGCTTGCGGAAAATGCGCCGCGCCCTTTGGCCAGGCGCCGGTAGCGTCAGGCCCCATTTCCGTGAGCCTGAGCGCCGCTGCCACTTCCGTCTTCAAATCCCAGGTACCAACCGGCCAAAGCAGGACCGATCCAATTTTCTTGCCGTTGTAATCCACATCTTGCGGCTTCGGCATGCCAAGCGGCGGTTCACCCCACTTGGCCCGGCCATCCAGCGCCATGATGCGCGGATCGCGCCGGATAGCGTGCCGGCGGGCGTAGGAATAAACCCGCTGAGGCAGATAGCCCGAATCAATCCCATAGCAGATAGGCGCCCATTCGCGGTTCCAGGCATCGCGGTAGGTTTTGCCAACCACTTCATCCAAGGCCAGCCACACCGGATCCAGTGCCGGGTCGCCTTCCAGAATGCCGCCATCCACCCACCAGGAAGACAAATGGCGATCCCAACCATAAACGCCCCATTCCAGGCGGTCGCCCTGCACGTCCACCGCGCCGGTCAGGAACAACACGCCAGGCGGAATACGCCGCGGCGGATAAGGTTCACGCCGGCGCCACAGCAATTCGTGGCTTGGCAAATCGTAGCGCGGTTCATAAGGCAGGCCGAGCACCTGCTGAGTAAACACCTTATCCAGCAGCGGATCATCCTGGCTGCGTTCACGCTGTTCCGCGACCCAGGCCCAAGACACAAACGGCGAATAGAGCGCGTTCAGCGCGAAGCTCGAGTGATGCACCAGCAATTCGGGCCGTTCATGCACCCATTTGCCAGCGGCCAGCATGGCAGCCTTGTGGCGATGCTCGATGCCGACGCCGCATGCCGAGCAATGATACAGCGCTGCGCTTGGCTCACCTTTCGGCCAGCGCAGATTTTCAAAAACCAGCGGCTGAGCCGTGCCGCAATCCGGGCAGGCCACGTGAAAGCGGCCTTGGCTGCCATCTTCAAACCGGGCCGATATGCGGCATTGGCCTTTGATCCCGGGCGTTGATGCCGCGGCGATTTTCTCCCGGCCTGTCCAGGCTATGGATCGGGCTTCGGCCATGGCGACCGGATCACCGCGGCCATCCACATCCATCGGGAATTCCGAGACTTCATCCAGCAGGATCACCCGCTTGGTGACCATCTGCAGGCCCTTGGATGAATTGGCGCCCGTAATGTCTATGTTCCCGCCAGCAAACACCTTGCGCCTGGTGGTGCTGCCCGTTTCGTCCCGCGATACCAGCGCCCGCACCTTCGCAGCCACCACGGGGCTATTGGCCAGCAGCGGTTCCAGCTTGTCCCGGTTGAATTTCGTTGCTTCATCCAGGCTTGGCAAAACCCAAAGAACGGTTGCGGGTGTTTCAGCGATAATCTGCCCAGCCAGGTTCAAAAGCGCCATCGTCTTGCCGACCTGGGCTGACGCCATCAAGGTCACGCGCCGCGCCGGATGCGCCAGGCTCAGCGCATCCATCACATCGCGCAGGTAGGGCACTCGGTCAGTGCGCCAGCGGCCCGGGAAAGGCCCTTCTTCCGGGCCCAGCACGCGCTCCGCATCGGCCCAGGCAGAAACCAGGCGTTCCGGCGGCGAAGCCAACCCCCGCGCCCAAGCTCGGCGAAGCACTGGACCAGGATCAGGCAGCGCTTGGAACATCTGCCGCACTCAATTCGCCCGCCAGCCCATCCAGGGCCCGGCGCAGCGCTTGTGTGATCGTGGCCTGGATGGCGAGCTCGTCACCAAGCTTGGCACAATCCGCCGCCACTTCCTGCGGGATTTGCAGCAGCCGATCGCGCAGCTTGCGGGTTAGGTCTTCATGTTCAGCTTCAACGCGAACCGCCTCGAGTAACTTGCCCTGCTGGCGGCCAAGCTCCAATTCGGCAAGCTGTGCATCAGCAGCCATCTTGCGAAGCCGCTCCGCAGCCAGGCCGGATTCGGCATCGCCAGCAGCCTGTGCGGCGCGGCCCGTGGTCTGCAACAGCGGGTCAAGGCCCGATTCGCGAAGCGCGATATACGAATCCAAATCAACCTTGCCGTCAGCCCCTCGCAGCCCATGAGCGGCCACTTGGCGCGACACGGTGGATTTGTTTACCCCGGCGTGTTTGGCGATATCGGTGATGCTGAGCCGTGGCATTTACCCCACGCTCCCAATGCCGATTTGCCGCTTCATGTTGCGCAACAAAAAGAAATTTGTTGCACCCTTTCTGAATTTTCCCACTACCAACCTCGGGCGCGCAAAGCCGCCCGCATACAAAATCGCCCGGGAAGGACCCACGAGGGGCACCACGCAAGCGGCGTGCCAACGCGATACGCAAGCGGCGTGCCAAAGTGATAGAAGGATTTTCTGGGAACTTGAAGGCGCCGGGCGCACTTCTGACTGATAAGTATTCATAGCACCGAAACGTGGTGGGATGTCAAGCGGGTATTTTCACCACCTGCCCAGCCAGCCCTTTCCACATACCAGCCCAGGCTTTGCCGTAGCCGAGCCAAGGCATTCCGCTGGTCAATGCGCAGCGCATCGGCCACTTGCCGCACCCCGCGCCCCTTGACCACCACCAGCCGCGTCAGGTCTTCCAGCGTTTCCTGTGACCGCTGAGGCAGCCGACGCGCTGGATGCCGCCTTGCCCAGGCGCGCCATGGGCCGAAGCGCTCACGCTCCGCTTCTTCGATACTCAGCAACTCGCCGGTGCCATCCGAGCCGCTGGCCAGCCTCTCCCGGAACTGGCTGCGCACCATCGGCAACCGCCCGCCATCCAGGAATTCCACCACCAGGCGGATTTCCTGCCCCGCCCGATGCTCAGCCGCGGTGATCCGCCCAGCATCCCGCAGCCCTGCCAGCTTATCCGCCCGCATCACCCGCTGATGCACCACCCGCCGCGCCAGGCCTTCCGCAGCCCGCACAGCCGCTTCAGGGTCATATTCAGCCGGAAGCCTGAACAGCGGGTCTGGACGGCACTGAGCCGCCAGCGCACGGGCTTCTTCGGCCATCGCACGGGCGTGGGCTGATTCCACCACCCGCTGCGCCATGCCATCGCCAGTGACCCATGATACCCCAGGCTGCACAACGCCGATCGCGTCATAAAGCCCCTGAATCTTCTTGATATCCGCCATATCGCCACCCCTTTCGCCCGATTTGTCCCGCACCCAGAAAAACTGTCCCGCCCTTTGTCCCTTATCTATCTATCTATCTATTTGTTATTATTTATTATTTTATTTAGCGGCACATGCGGGACATGCGGGACACACATATTCCTGTAAATGCGCGCGACGCGCGCCCGCGCACACATGAGGAAATGCCCTGTCCCGCTTGTCCCGCTGTCCCGCTGTCAGTGTTTTCAAAGACTTACCCCGCGCCAGCAGGACAAATCACACCTTCAGCGGGACAATTGGCGGGACACTTCAATCCATCCCTTCGCCCCTTTGGCCCTCTGCTGGCAGCAACTGATGCGCGAGCCACACCGCCTGCGCCCTGTCATTCTCCCCGGAAAAACGCATGCGCGTCCTGATCACGACCGCCCGAACCTCTTTCCCTTCTGCGCTACATCGCAGCTGCGCCAAGACCGTGCCCCATCGCCCGCCTTGCCATTCAGTCTGACTATAAATTCGCGCCAATGAAGGCCTTCGCCCCGTTGCCACATACAGGCCAAGCCGAGCGTCCAGGTCTTCATTAGTGATGGGGTACGGGGCCAGGCGCAGCCCGTGTTCAAGCAATACTCGTTCGTAAGTTGTCCCAGGCAGCGCCTTTTCCATGATGTTGGCGACAGTTTCAGTCACGCCCGGCCCTGTCTGAATTTGATAGGACATCAGATGCTGCAGGCAGCGCGCCGCCGTGGTGTCTTCCGCCTGTTCGGCTTCCGTCACCACCCAGCCCCAGGCCCATTCCAGCGCGGCTTCCGCCTGCGCTTCCGTCAACGGCAAATCAGCCACCATGGCTTCCCGCGCGCCGATCAACCAGCCCAGCATATCGGCATAACGCGGCGAACAGCCCGCACGGTTCAGCACCAGGCGCATCATGGCCGCATTGGCGTGGATGCGCGGCCAGGCGGCTATGGCACGCCCCCACAAGGCCGGCGCTTCCTTCTGGCACCAGGATAGCAAGGCGGACTTATCCAGGCTTGGCACACCAGGGGCGCGGGGCCATAGCATCAGGCGCAGAATGCGCGTGGTTTCAGCACTATTCGCGACAGGCGCGCCAATGGCGCCCATGACGGCGGTGCCGACCACTTCCGTCACCACAGCGGTCTGGCTGCCCTGCCCCCGGAAGGACCGGCTACCTTCGCCGGTCACAATGCGCCGCAGCATCGCCAGCACGCGCAGCAATTCTTCGCCCTCAAATTCATCCAGGATCATCGGCGCCGCGCGCTGATTCATGCGCTGCCGCAGCCCGGCTTCCGTAGTGTCATTCGTCATTTCACCCGCAGGGCAAAGCGCCGCCAGAATTTCGAGCAGTGTGGATTTGCCAGCGCCTTCCTGCCCGTCAATCATGGCCAAGGGCCGCATCGGCGCCAGGGCGCCCAGATTGGCAATGGTCCACCAACCCAGCAGCATCCGATCCGATGCGCCGTTTTCCCAATTCCATTGTCGGAAAACTGCTTCCGCTTCTTCCGCCAGCGCGGCAGCACCAGGCGCGGGCCGATCATCTTGCCCATCATTGGGCAGGGCAATGGCGCGGGCCGCGATATACGCGATGCCATCACGAATGAAGCTTGGCTTGCGGGCGCCATCCTGGAAAA